TAACTGTGGCAGATGCAGCAGCAGGCTGACCAAAAGTTGATACCGCTTGGCTGGGTCGTGAACGCTGACCGTATCTAGACATTTGCTAAATCCTTATGCCGTGATTCGGTTTACAAAACCTGCGATGTTCACAACATTTGCTGTAGCACAAAACGCTTTAACAATGAGTGCAGTTGCGTTACCCTTAATAACAAGACCTGGAGAAATTAAATACAAACCTGATTCCGCAGGCACAGTAAATTCAATCAAGTCATCAGGCGAAGAAACACCACCCCACTCAATCGTCAATTTACGGGCAGTTGAATCCGAGTTCACCGCATACAACCAAATTTCATCAAAAGTTGTAGCAGTAGCCGACCCTGTATGAATCGTCGTGCCAGCCGTAGCAGTAGCAACGACTTTAATCATTCGCCCGTCTGTGCTACCTGATAATGCTATTTTACTAAATGTTGCCATTGTTGTCCTTTAACTGAATATCTGCGTTGGTAAAACTATTTGGTCGCTCTCACCAGAAACCGTAGTGCCAGCACCAAGAGTAGCAATCCAAACATTTGTTGCCTGCTTTACCAGTGTTGCTGTTTGATATTGACCCATAACCAACGAGGTGGATAATGAGGAAACTGTTACACCTACACCAGCCGTCAAAGTAACTGCGCCTGCACCGAGTTGTATTACTTGGATACGAACACCAACAGCAAACGCTACAGAACTGTTTGGTGGAACGGTAAGAGTGCTTGCGGAAGCGTTTGTCATTGTGATTTGCTTGCCCGCATCAGTCAAAACAAGGGTGTACGAAGTACCAGTTTGAGCATTAACGTCATCCGACCACACGCTGTCTTGCAGTGTGTTCATCTGTGCTGCGGTTAGCACCTGCGCTGATGTAAAGGTCTGTCTAGCCATAAGTCCTAGTTTACACCAATTATGGAATTATGCAAGAGCATTATCAGAGTCAAGCACACCGTAGGTAGCGTCATTAAGCAAAAATTGATAAACAATATCCCTGACTTCTAAACCAAACAAAATAGAATGCGAAATACTTGTTACTTTATGAGTAATACGCTGAACACCGAAACCCTTGGTCACGGTGGCTGGGGTTCCAGTCGTATACGTTTTTTTGATTGACAAAGCCTCCGAAAGTTCAAGACCTAAAACACTTGTTCTCTGACCACTGCTGAGGTCGTTCATTACGACACCGAGTTCGTCAAATCTAAAGAGTGGTTCTTTGTATTTACCCAACAAATACGTAGCAAAAGTCAGGGCTTGAGCATTGGTTTCCAACAACATATCCGATTCAGACAAGGTTGAAACTCCGTATTCTGTTTGACTTGTAGCATCATCTGCAACCTGTTCTGTTCCGCCAGAGTTCTTAATCAGCACTTTGTTGAACAAGAATTCTTGACCATACGAAACACCTAATTGGGCGTAGGGAACACCAGTCCCGTCATCAGCAAAAGCCACCAAACTGGAACCGAAAATAGCATCCTGTCTCTCAACAAAGTTCAAATTGCCACTTCCATCAATAAATACATATCCGCCTTCTGAGTCATTTATCTTTTGGATATATGTCAAAACATTCGTCCCACTGGTTATCTGGTATGCGCCCAGACTCTGGGTGCCAGTTGAGATGCTTCTTGTTGCTGGGTAGGCAACTTCTGGTAGGTCAAGGATTGCCGACAACCTAGTTGAACTCAATTCAACTGACGGAGTGATGTCGTTTTCAATGTTCGTATTTGCCAACAAAACGAAGTCATCTGATGCGTCAATAGTCACAAACGATTGCTGTTGCTCATAGGTTACGTCAATATCGGTGATTTTTCCAACAAAAACACTCACTCCATTGATGCTCACAGTTACTTTACGCCTTGGTTGCATTCCACTTCTGTCTGCAACAACGTCCCAATAGGGCGAACTTTGATTTATCGGGTCAAAACGCCTATCATTGTTAATCAACGAGAAAACGGCTGTTCCAGTTTGCATTTGAGCCAACTGGTCGCTCCTGCCCCTAACTATTGTCATTTCTTGCAAATAGGGCGATACATCATCACCAATTAGAGTTCCGTCAAGATGACCAATACCGTCAAGTTGTCCCAAGGTTGCATTATCTAACGTAAAAAAGTTAACTAAAAACCCGACCTCCATTAAAACTTCTACGGTTTCTCCGTAGGGCATTGTGGTAGCCATTAGAAAATCTTTAGTGGCAAAGCACCATTTCGTCGCTCATATCTTTTCAGCGCATTGACTATTTCATCACCTATGTCTGCTCCATTTGCGCCCATTCCAGCGTTTACCGTGATGTTGTAACTGGCTCCCATTGCACCAAGCCTGTCTAGTGGAATTACGGCTTCCGCACCAGCCTCACCAACAACTCCCAATGTGGGTTTGGTAACGACACCACCTTTTGCGAACATATAAGCCATGTTGCCTGCACCACCACCGCCAGGACCTGCACCCGAACCCGTGTATGTCCCTTCTTGGGCTTGTGCGATTGCTTCAAGAACAGCAGCAATACCGCCGCCGTTGCCACCGCCGTTTTTATCTTCCCCAACTATAACTGTGCCAGTTTTAACAAAATCGCTAACGTCATAACCCCCATCTGGACCAACAACCTTAATCAGCACAGTGGCTTCACGTGAGATTTTTTCAACCAAATCATCCATTACGGATTCAAGGTACGGAGTCAAAGCGTTTATTTGTTCAATAATGCCAACCATTTGAGCCGTTGCTAGGTCAATACCAGACTGATACCACTTAACTGCCGCAATCTTGCCAATTTCCTCAGCAGCACTTTGAGCAGAAGCAATCAATTCATTGGTTTCGTTGATTCTTGCAGTACCACCAACAATCAATTCGTTAGCAATAGCCGTTCCAGCCTCAGCACCAGCAGCAAGAACCTGTTGGAGTGCGCTTTCTGACAGACCCATATCAATTAATTTCTTAATTTTGTCAGTAAAGGTCTTACCGACTTCGGCTTGTTCTTTCATTCGGGTAATGAAGGTTTTTGCGGCTTCTTTTGATGCGTCCATTTCTGTTTCTTTGGCTTTTGCGAGTGCTTTGGTGGCTAACGCCGTTTCTGCAACTGCTTCTGCCAAATCTGCTTGAGCCTTAGCCACTTGGTCTGGGTCAGAGTCTGTAGCGGTCAAAACTTTTGCTAAATCAGCACGTGCCTGCACTTCAGCCTTTACTGCTTTTGCGCTGTCTGCTTGAGCATCAACAATGTCCTTTTGGGCGTCCACCAAGGTGGATGCAGCCTTTTTTTGCGTTTCGTAAGCATCCGTCAAGGTACCGAAACCCTTTACCAATTCGTCGGTTACGGTTTTCTTGAATTCTTCAAACTTTTCCTTAGCGGCATCTAATACCTTCTTGGCGTTGGTCAAAGCACCAACCAGACTTTTTTCTATCACTTCTGCTAATTTTTTGAACTTTCCAGACAATTCTGGCGTAATGGTGCTGGCACCAGCAATTTCGTTTTTCAAACCTTTTATAGACTCCAAAGATTTTTCAGCACTGAACGGCACAATCACACCAAGAGCCTCGTTTATGGCGGAGGACATTGTTTCGTTGAAGCCTTTTGCGGATTCGTTAACTTCATCAATTGACTTTTTTAATTGGTCCAACCTTTTCTTAGCGGTTTCAATTGCTTTTGCGGCTTTCGCTGCACCTTTTTTGTCGCCGCCTGCGCCGCCAGGTGTTTCTGGTTCGTCCCCGAACAAACCACCGAAATCAAAAGCGCCTTTTGTTTTTTTGGCTTCTGTGTTCAATGCCATTAGTCTTTTGTTGTAAGCGTCCATCTTGGTCGTGTCGCCCATTGTCTTTTTGACGGAACCAAGTTGGTCATTGGTTAAACCCATTGAGCCTCGCAACTTGTCAAAATCCACAGAAATCTTGTCAATGTTTGGGATAAGCGGAATCTTGTTGAACTGTTCAATCAACCAATTCACAGCACCAACAACTCCCTTCAAAATCAAAAACATTGCTTCTACGAATGCGTCACCAATGAAATCTGCGAGCATTTTACCGATACTGTTCAAAGCCGTAAAGATGCTTTTTATCAATCTAGGCAAAGCCTTAACTAATTCAAAAAGGGCTTTAGCCACTCCAATGATTAAGTCATCACCAATCTCAAAAATAAAACCAATGAACGCCCTGCCCATTTTTTTGCCGACTGCTACTAATTTTGGTATTGCGTTTTCTGCAATCCAATTAACAAGCGAAGCAAGCCAGACCACTAATTGAGCAGGCAAATCACGAGCAAGTGGTTCTATCCATTCAACTAATTTTGCTCCAAGCCTCATAGCAGCATCAGCCAATTTTGGAACAGCAACGTCTGTCACAAACGTAATCATTCTTTGAAAAAAAGCCTTTAACTGGTCCAACAACATGGGTATGCGAGGTCCAATCCAACCAAACAATGCGTCACCCATTTTCATTAAACCATTTACTAGATAAGGCAGTGCAACAGTTACCAAGAAGTTTCTTATCCTTGATGACAAAACTTCTAAACTTTTCAGCACTTTGGGAATTGCTGGCAACACCCAATCAGTCATTATTTTGCCGAGTTTTTCAACACCAGTTTGGAACATACTGAAACCATTAGCCCCAAGCCATTCAATCCCTCCTTGAAACATGCCAATTATGGCGTTCAGCACTTTTGGTCCGATGCTGACAATTTTGGAGTAAATAAAATCCCAAGTCTGGGCTACTGCGTTTTTTAACCAATCAAACAAAGGACCTAATTTTCCTGTAGCGAAGGTTTCTCCCAAAGCAGCCGACAAGGTTTTTAACAAAGGCATAGCGGTCGTATTCAAGAAACCAAACACCGAAGTCATAACAGGCTGCAAGTTTTTGCCCATTTCCTGAGCCACATCTCCTAATTCGGTTTTCATAGCCCTTATCTGACCCATAGGGGTTTGACGGACAGCCTCATTGAACCCCAAGTAAGTTGAGCCGAGGATATCTACCAAGGCTTTTGACCGTTCCTGTTCGGTTCCGTATTTGACAGTCTTTTTGGTCGCATCATCAAGCACGAAACCAGTGGCTGTTAATGAAGCGAAGTTGCCGTTCAAGGCTTGAGCCAAACCGTTGGTCATTCCTTTGAAGTCTTCGGTAGTTGCCGCCGCACCTTTTTCAGCAATTACATAGTCCAAAATTGCTGGCGTTAATCTGTGAATAGTGTTCGCCGTGAGGTCAAAGGTCGCCAATTGCGACTGAACTTGGGTGATATTTTCTTGAGTTGCAGTGCCAACTTTTGCGAGAGCCTTTGCCTGTTCGTTCAGTCCTTTAATTTGGTCTTCTGTAGCCATACCCGTGGTGCGCAAAAGTTGAGTCAATCGGAATTGACCAGCCTCTGCATTGTTGCTCATTTGGGTCAATTTATACATAGCACCAGTTAAAGCAGTTGCAGCACCAGCGATAGCCGTAAAACCAAAGAAACCAGCCTTACCGATTTTTCCGATAGACGACAAGAAGCCGCCAGAAGTTTTTTGCGTTACTCCGCCGACATTTTCTACAGCACCACTAAGTTTGTGCATATTCCGCACGGCGTCATCTACCGAAGCGGAGAACCTTGCTTGAACGTCAATTACATTTGCCATTAACGTCTTTTAGTTGCTTTTTTTCTTGCCTGTTCGCTTTCCCAAATACGAAGTTTCCATAATGCTTGCCATTCAACTATTTCTGATGACGAAATCGGCTTATAACAAAACGTACCAACTAACAGTTCTTCAACTGTTCTGCCGAGTTTTTCTGCGAGTTCAAACAACATACGCCTTTCAGGGTTGTTTATTAACCTTTTCCCGCCGCATCAACTGCTCCATCAGTAAATCCAGACAAACGCATTGCAATTGCTAACACTTTGTCTAACACTTGTCCTGATTTCTCCATTAGGGCTTCCGTGTCTTCTGACTCAAAAACCCGTTCTCCCGTATCTGGGTCAAAAACACAACCGATGATAATTTCTGGCAAAACTTTTGCGAAGTTAATCTTGCTGTCATTGTTGGCTGCGTCTTGAACGAGAACAGCACGAGCCGCACCCGACATGGAACGAACTTCTACCGTTACTCCCCACTCTGGAATAACCAAAAGTTCTGCTGCTGTATCATTTGCTGCAATAATGCGGTCACGTATGGACACGATAAACCTCCTCAGGTCTTTAGACTTACGAGCCTATCACCAAGTAGTACGAGTGACAGCACCCGTTACTTGTAAATCAGCACTGAACGTCACTACGTCACCAACTGGGGACGAAACTTCGTACGAGGTCAGAATTGCTTCTCCTGTGTACTTAATCATTGATGCGGTGCTTCCAAGAGGACCGTATTCAAACGACAAAGTTGCTGATTGACCCAAAGCACCAGCAAGGTATCCGTCTGAAACTGCATCAAAAATACCTGAAATGCTAATTGTTGCGTCACTTAAGCCCGTGATATAAGACTTTGCCGATGAACCGAAAGCAGTTGTTTCTGCTGTCTCAATTTCACGAGGCATACTCGCT